TATTGCACCTGCAAACAATCCTGCAAATGCAGATTTAACCCCAGTGTATGTGGCGGCTATTAGGAATGCATTTATAATAGTGCCAGACATGTCAAATACTTCCTCTCCATCTGCATTTGTGTCTGTATCAACTAAAATGTTTGTGAAAAAGCCTAATACTGATGCCATAGTGTCTAACAACCCAATTGCAACTTTAAAAGAAGTAATCCAACTGTCTATTGTGTCTTCGAATCCAGTCTCTTCAAAACTTTCAATCCAGGTAACTAATTTATCTGTTAGGCTTGTGATATATGGTGTCAGTTTTTTACTGATAAGCATACTGAATTTACTCATTCCTTCTGTTGTATCATCGGATATTTTAAACAACTTATTGAATGCATCAGTTACCTTTTGCATTTGCTCATTTAAGACAGCAAATACTCCACTTTGTTCTTGGTTGAGAATTCTTCTTCCGGTTTTTTCATCTATTATTGCCTTTTTGTTTTCATCTAACTCGTAAGTGACTGTGCTGAACCCATCTACTATCTGTGATATAGGCGTTGCGAATGCGGCGAGAACGTTATTAATAGAACCTGCTACACTGGCGTTAAGTTTATTAAATGCATTATTTACTGTGGCAGAGGCTTTTGCTAATTCGTTAACATCTTTTGCGGCATTGCCTGCTTGACTCACTGCTCCAATTGCCAATGCCATTTCCTGCCCTACTGCACCCATGTTTTCTACAATGGCCTTCATTTCAAGTTTCTGATTATCATCGAGACCTTTTATGGCCGCCATTGCTGAGGCTGGGAAGGCTTTGATCATTGCTTCAGCCTCTTCATAACGTCCTTGCTCTTTCAAGGCATTAATCTTGACAATATCCCCGACTAACTCAGTTCCATTTTGGCCATCTATTAACTGTAGTATTTTATTTAATTCTGGGCCGGCATCTGTTCTAAATGCAACTGTTTCCAACATAGCATTTTGTATAGCATTGTTAACACCTTGCGAAAAGCCTGAGGCTCCAAGTTCTGAACCCATCATCTTAAACGATTGAATAAAGTCTTGGCTTCCGGCACCCATGCCTTGTAATAACAAGGACACAGAAGCATTGTCTGTTAGTGTGGTTCTAGTAGCGCCTCTGATTTCATCAATACTTTTACCTAATATTGCTGTGGCTTTAAGTTGCATGTTATACAACTCTGTTGATTGCTTTGTTTGTTTCATAGCATCTATTTGCTGTAAAACACCAACTTGTCTAAGTATGTCTAAATCTTCATTTAATAACGCACCTAGATCTCTGAGTTCTAACCCAAATGCCGAACCTGCACCAGTTAATTTCTGAATTTCATTAGTCATCTCCATGAAATTCTTTCTACCTGAAATAGCAATAATACCTGAGGCTTCATCAAATGTTTGTGCTACTTCGTCAGCACTATAACCCAGCATCTGGAAAGAGGCCGCAAAGTTGGCGGCATTGCTGAATCCACCACCGCCTAAGTCTAAACTTGTTCCACCCCTAGAATCTTGTAAACTGGAGCCTATACCCTTAATGGCTTTGCCCATTGTTAATAGAGCACTTGCAAACAATCCTACTGCCGCACCGGCAAATTTTAATGCGGTGCCAAAGACTTTGACAGAACCTGAGCTGGTAAATAATATATCATTACCTTTATCTCCATCTAAGCCCTGAATTGCCTTGATTAGGTCTTTATCGCCTTGAGCATCAGTTTTATTTCCCTCAGCAGTATTTTCGCTGAGTTTTTTCATCATCTTCTTCTGTTGATCAGTTGCGCCTACAAGACTATCTATAGCGTCTTTCATGTCGGACAAGGTGCTTTCAGTTGCCCAAGCAGGGGCATTAAATCGTTGTCCGTCTAATTGAATATCTATATCAGCCATAATATGTATAAAGTACCATTTTAACGATGATAAATACTTTGTGGTTAAGTCAGTATCATCTTTATACTATTTATCCTTTTTATTAACTGGAGTTTTAATATGGCAAAAAATAAAAAAAGTAATAGCCCTTTAGCAGGGTTTTACAGAGCGCCTAAAATGTATACGCAAATACCTACTGCTGGAAAATACTATGATGAAAACATCATCGATTGGCCAACCACAGACGAATTGCCTATTTTTCCTATGACTGCAAAAGACGAAATGATTATGAAGAATCCAGATGCGTTGCTAAACGGCGAAGCCGTTGCACAGATTCTAACTAGTTGTGTTCCTTGCATCAAAACACCAAGAAAAATGGTAAGCAACGATGTTGACACATTGTTAATTGCTATCCAAGGTGCTACTTACGGCGATGAAATCAAAGTAACTGCAAAATGCCCTAAGTGTGAACATGAGAATACTGGCGAAGCCAGTGTAGAAGATTGTTTAGATAGAATGGCAGTTGTATCAGAAAATTATACATTTGAAACAGCTCAAGGTTTAACAATTGATGTCAAGCCGTTCTTGTACGAAAACACAATACAGGCCGGTCTTGCTAATTTTAAATCAACAAGAAGTTTACAAGCACTACAAAAAGTAGAAGATGAAGAAGCTCAATTGAAAGCATTCAACGAAAACTTTATGAATATTGCTGGGTTGAATTTTCAACTTGTAGTAGATAGTGTAAACAGTATTAGTGGAACTTCACAAGATGGTGAAGACTTTCTTGTAACTGATGAAGAGAGTATTCAAGAATTCTTAGAAAACTGTGAGGCTTCTATAGGCACAGCAATCGAAGAAAAGATTGGAGAAATCAATAAAATAGGAATCAACAAAAAGTTCAATTTACAATGTGAAGAATGTGAAGAAGTTTACGAGACTGAAATTGCATTTGATCCTGTAAATTTTTCCACGGCTTCTTAGCAAACGCAAAACCAGAGGCTATTCTGGAGTTAATTAACAGACTCCGCAAAGAAGCCGATATCCTAGAAAAAAGCCTAATAGAAATCGCAGTATATAGTGGTGGCAGTATTTCTTGGCTGGAAACTCAGATGATGTCTTTATCAGAAAGATCAATCGCAGTAGAAGTAATTAACAAATACAACAAAATTAAGTCTGGCAATCTCACAGACGAATTCTAATAGATAATCCTAATAATAGTAAGAGACACTTCGTGTCTTTTCAATCTACATTCGTTCGTTCGTTTCACTCACCTCACTCACTTGATTGAAACTTTTTTAAAAAGTAATTATTAAATAACATCGATTTCATGCAGATATCGAGGTCATATGAAGCCTACCTAAGTGGCTCCGTATGAAAAAATTGACCTCATGCGAGTATGCGTCGGACGTAAACGAAGACAGGTATTTATGTTTTGCACTTTGTTTGGCTCTGACCTTACCATAACCTGTGTCGATTTTTAATTCCAACTCGCTTCAAGATGGAAATACAAAGTATTGCAATAACTTTTCAACTATTTAGACTTAACAAATGTTTCTTACCATTGGGTAGACATTTCAGCATCCGGCATCACCGGGTAGTGTTAAGAATTGCATAACAACCAATGCATGGCTTACCATCTCACATCAGAATGGATTTCGCAACGGAATAATAGTTGGCCCGTCAACCGTGTGTGTTGTTTGTATGTTTTAAGAGTTAGACTTTGTGTCTGAGGATGCCATGTTTGTATTGTTCAACTAATAGTTATCGGTCTTTCAATCCTTCACGTAAGATTTTTGAACCACCTACTCTAACATTAATAATACCGTTGTAGTAATCGTCTGTAAGGAGCACTTTTCGGTCAAACTGCTCTTTTGCTTCTAAGTAACTTGCAACACCTCGGCTAGGACAATAATGCAAAATTTCTCTTGTAAATTGATCCTCACCTAGCTCTAGTACATCTGCATTTAGATGATCTGAACTACCCCAATATGTACGCCAGTCACTTTCTTTGTAACCACGTCTTTTATTTTTTTTGCCTTTTAAGGGCGGCTTGGTAGTTTTGAACTTGGCAAGTTTCTTACCAACGTACATCATGCCGTTTTGTTTGTTTGTAATCAGGTATACAAATGCTTCACAACTTTCTGGAAGTGTGTCTACTGTTTTACCTTTAAAAGTCCATTGCATAGTTATGTAAGATATTCCGTGTCAGTGTTGTAAGCAGTAAATCCGCCTTCCTTAACCACTGTTAGAACATTATTTACACGGCCTACTAGTTCTTCCTTATGAGAAATGAGCAGAATGTTTTTGCCTTGCTCTCTGTTCATCTTTTTAAGTATTGCTAGAGCGTTCTCTACACCTGTTGTATCCATTCCGCTGTCAATCAGCTCATCTACACACATCAAGTTCATAGGATGATTAAGACTTTCAAAGATGTCTCTAAATGCCCAAGATAGTCCTAATATAAGTCTATTACGTTCACCCCTACTTAAATTATCAAAGTCTAAGTCTCTGCCGTATTCAGTTATTTCAACACTTAAATCACTTGCAAACTTAACGTCATGCGGTAAGCCTAGTTTATCTAAGTAATATGCAAGTCTATGATTTAGATATGCAATGTTTTGATCAATAATTCTCTTACGAATAAAACTGTCTTTGCTTGTAAGTAACTTGTATAAGAAATCTTGATGATCTTTTAACAACGTTAGTTCGTTAATAGTTTCAAAGTCAACTTCTTGCAATCCTGTTTCTTGTAAAGTATGCACTTGCTCATCATACGGGTTAATATCTTCTACTTTTTCTTTTAACTGCGACTCCAGTGTTTCTAAATTATGCTTATGCTCTAATGCACCTTCTAGGTCGTTGTAGAATGTGTCTTCTATACCTGGTACTGTACCAACTTCAGTGAGAGCCAAATCTAGATCAACAATACGTTGTTCTATCTCTTCTTTATATTTTATTTCTTCAGCAAGTTTACTCTCTAGATCTTTTGTGTATTCTTCGTGTGTATCTAAGTGTGCTGTGCTTTGTTCACATGCAGGGCAAACGCCTTCCTTTGCTTTTTGCACATTCCCTTCTAGTTCGTCTATTTTAGTTATGCTTCTATTAAGAGAAGTAACAGATCTAGAATGGTCTGTTTTTAATGCTGTAGCAGTTGCAGATTGTTCAGTGATAAGCGAGTTATCTTTGTGCCTTTGTATCTCAACATTAATATCCATTTCCATTAATGTACTGATTGAGTCAGCCATGTTCTCAAGTTTATCTGTATGAGTTTTATGCCAAGCCTTGCCTCGCATTGTAATCTCTTGTATATTTTTTTCTATACGTTTGTTACTAGCCTCTGTGGCGTTAATCTTAATTTCTTCTTCTTTAATCTTATCTCTACTATCCTTAACTAGCTCTTTGAGGACTTCTGCTTTTTCACTGAGTTCAGTGATGCCTAACAACTGCTCAATCATTGCACGTTGATCATTGGCCTTCATTCCAAGGAACGGTTCAGTGTAAGTGTTTAGTGCAATTAAATGCTTGAACATCAAGTGCGGGAAGCCAATAATTTTTTCTATTTCTTTTTGTGTTTCCCTACTGTCACCTTGCTGTTCTTGATCTTCTTTTTCGGTGCCGTTAATGAATAACTTTAATGTATTAGGACGTCTAGCCCTTTCAATCCTATAGTCTATGCCTTTAATTTCAAAGTCAACAGTAACAATCATGTTCTTACCATTTGTTTTGTTAATTAAGTTATCACGTCTGATATTTGTTAATGCTTCACCATACAATGCATAACTTAGTGCATTAATAATAGTAGTCTTGCCTGTACCGTTTCTACTACCGTCGCCACCCATGTCTAAGTTGTGGCCTAGAACTAGAGTTAAATTAACATTATCAAAATTTACTGCTTGAGTTTGAGCACCAACGCTCATAAAATTCTTTGCAGATACGTTTTTAATCTTTAGCATAGTTTAAGTTTCTATTCCGTTATAGATATCAATAAGTCGTTGTCTATCAATAGTGTTAGAGTCGATGGTTTCTAATTGTGTAATAACAATTTGGTCCACACTTTCAAATTTAATCTCGCCACCTTCGTATGCTTCCTCTTCTTCTTTGATTGGAATAAGTTGCAATTCTCTTACATTGTATTGCTCAGCCATTTTTTCTCTAATAAAGTTTGCTTCTTCATAAGATATACTAATGTCTAGTTTTACTCTTGCATAAGTGTATTCGTCTAAAAGTGTTTCATGGTTGTCTAACAACTCTTTTAGTGTAAACGTCTTGTACTTAGGACACTCTAGCCAGTTTACATACTGAGGTTCTTTGTCCCATTCTAAAAACATAGCACCACGATCAACATCGCCTACATCTGCATAGTTATGTGGAAAGGCATTACCAATGTAATGTATGTTATTTTTATATTGTCTTTTGTGAAAGTGGCCACTGAATACATAATCAGGTTTTGATAGCATCTTGTCATTTATACCACCATGGTCTGGCATTTCTACCAACGCATTCATTTTAAAGTATGGTAACTCTAAGTGTGCAAACATGTACTTACATTCCATTTTTGCAACTTGTTTATATTCGTCACCACACAGCCAAGGAATGATTGCAACATCATCTTGAAGAAAATGTTCATCTATCATTATAATGTTGGATAAGTCTCTAGCAAACTCGATGCTGTTTAGATCACGTTTTTCTCTGTAGTATAAATCGTGATTGCCTAATATAACATAAACTTTTTCAAACGCATCATTTAATTTTTTTAAGTCTCTGATACTTTGATTCATAGTTGCAATGTTTACACTTGCCCTATGATGGTGCCAGTCTCCTAAAAAGATACACGTTTCGCAGTTTCTTGCTTTTGCTTCAGCAATAAACCAGTCTACAAACCTCTCGCAATCACTTAGATGTAACCTGCTGTTTTGTTTTAAGCCGTAGTGAATATCCGTGAAACACGCGGCATGTTTAAAAAGTTGTGACATATATTAATCAAAGGCTCCTTCATCGCTTTTCCCTGATTCAATTGATTCACGAAGTATTCTCATTTCATCTTCGTGTTTTATTTGTCTACTATAACTTGGTAAGTGTCCTGTGTCAATCAAAATATCATCCCTGATGCTTTGATTACGTTTCTCTAAGTTTAATACTCTCGTAAAACTATTAATAACTGCGGCAGTATAGTATGCAAACGGGTTATCAGATTTTGCTTCGTTAAACTGTAGGCCTACTTGGCTAAGTTGAACTAATGCTTGTCCACGCATTTCGTCTACATAAGTATAACCACGCCAGTTTGCTCTATGACTAAATCTCTCTACAAGTTTTAAAAACATTGTGCCTAATTTGTTTGTGATTCTACCTACGCCGGGATTAAAGTCTCCATTACTTAAACTGCCTTCCCAGTGACTTCTTGCTACTTCTTTAAGTTCACCGTTTTGGAATGCATAATGTTTGAAAGGAGGAAAGTTTACTTTTGCTTTTGTTTCTGCTTCGTTTCTTGGATTCTTTTTCCTGCCTGGTTCTAATGGAATATGTTCCATTGACATAACTCTAAAAGTTACATCTTCATCAGAAATAGTGTCTAAGTCTACTGCAAATTCTTTTTGCTTAGGCTTATTTCTATAGTCTCCTGTACCGTGCTCTATCATTGCGACAGCATACGCTTCGCTTTGTATCCTTGATGCTTGATTTTGTTTTGCTTCGAGAATGGTCTTTTTATTAATACTTTTGACATCGTCTAATATAATGTCGTTCTGAAAGTATTTCTCATCAGATAGCCAGCAAAAACTCATTTTGCTTTTGTGTATCTCCTTGAGAATATCTTTGTTGTTGAGGTAATTAACCTTCTTAGGTGCCGCCATGTGTTCTCCAAAATTACGAAATTAAACAGTTATTATACATTATACTTAACAAAAGTCAAGAAGAATTTGCATTATTCGTGAAAAATTATAACAGTACTTAATAATGTTGATAAATACTACTATAGGAGACATATATGGGATTTGACAGAGCAAAAAATGCCTTTAACGGGTTATTAAACAGCAAAATTGCAGAAGCAAGTAGTAAGTTAGGAAATAAAAACCCTCTTGCAAAAACATTCTTTGATCGTATGCTTGGCTCAGCGTTTCCAGGATACGGCTTACCTTCTAACCCAAATACAAACTTGACAGCAACAGAAATTGATGCCAGATTAGGTGCATTATTATCAGAAGCACAAATAGTAGCCAATGCCTCCGAGGCTCTCGACACAGACGAAACACTTAAGAATTCTTATGATTGGAGAGCAAGACTTAGACCCAAGAAGGGTGGTGAATCAGACTTTTACCAAAAAACAACAGGTAATCCTGAGTTTGACGATTACTTACTAAGACCTATCGAAGAGTCCGGGGGCATGGTTTGGCAGTATACTCCAACCATCATGGTTCAAGGACAAACAAATTACGGTCAGGCACACAACCAAGGTATGAACTATCAGATAAACACTTTTGAAAATTCATTACCGCCTGCATTACCGGTATCAGCAGACTTTACCGCAAATAATATTTACGAAGCACGTTACCTTTTAGCAATTTTTACGTTTTTAAAAATATGTGGTAAAGGAACATTTGGTGATTCAGCAGTCAAAAGTGGAGATTACGGCAGACCACCACCTGTGTTACTATTTGAATATATGGGAGATCATATGTTTAATAAAGTACCAGTTGTTGTTACCAGTTATAGTATTACTCTACCTGAGGAAGTTGACTATGTTCCTGTAAAAGTTGGAACTACAGTTACGCATGTGCCTACTCGTACAAACATAATGGTTAACTTAGAAGTAACATACACACCACAAAAACTCAGAAGGCAATTTAGTCTTGACAAGCTCACTAGTGGCGAAGCATACAAGGATGGATTTATTTAATGGCTGTATATAAGAAAACTAGTTTTTTGCAAAACGCAGAATACAGAGACAATCAATTTATGGATGTTAATGTTGGTATGCCTAGTATTGGTAAAAGCATCAGCGACGAAACATTTGTAATAACACCTGAGTACGAAGAGAGACCAGACAAACTAGCATTTGTGCTATACGAATCAACAACACTATGGTGGGTGTTTGCGGCAAGGAATCCGGATATTTTAAAAGATCCGTTAGGAGACTTTAAAGCAGGAACTACTATTAAGTTACCTGCGAGTTCTTCTATACAGAATATAACAGGTTAATATGGCCACAGATATACCTAAATATGATGATCCATACGTAGGCCCAGTTTACGGCAACGTTCTCGATAACTTTGCTAACTCTACATATTACGCAAAATTATACATGCTTAGATCATCATTAAGCCTAGCCGCTCACTCTGGTGTTGCTTCTATGGACCCTTCTCTCACAGGACCTCCTGGAGACCAAGTAATACTTGCACAAACAGGTGTAACTGCCGCAACCATTGACGATATAACTATAGAGTCTCTAACAGCAACAGACGGACCAAATGCTATTGAATTAAAATTTACTATCAAGCAACCAGGTGCGGCAACATTCTTAGACCAAATGGCCCTATCGCGGTTATACCTAGATCAAAAGAATACTGCAATACCAGTGGTGTTTTTAGAAATAGGATTTAAAGGATATACTGGAGATTACGAAGACGAGGACTCAGAAGAGTCTGGAAAATTTGAATCAGATATTGCTGGTCCATATCGATGGAAATTACATATAACAGATGTTAGTGTAGAAGTAAATCAAGGTGGTAGTTCTTATGACTTCACTGCAATACCATCAAAGAGCTATTCGTTTACTAGTCCGTTGTTTAAACTGCCAACAAACTTTGCATCAGTTGGTAAAACAATTACAGAACATGTAACCAGTTTGCAGGAACAATTAAACACATACCACAAAGACGTGCCAGATCACGACGTTGCAGATGAATTTGAGTTTGATTTAACTGGACTTATAGGCAGTGAATCAAATGAAGATGGTACAAATAAGGCAGGTAAAATTACCAATGAGGATTTATATACCAGTGCTGATCAAGATGCTGACGACAGAAATAGACTACTAAACGAAACTTATGCAATAGGCGATGCAGTTGAAGGAAGACAAGCATTTGTTGATGCTCCTCTAGACGAAGGTGAAGAACCTGAGCAAGTTTTTGATCAAGACAAAATCATGGTACCAAAAGATATAACTATAGAAAAATATTTTGCAATCCTGTTAAGTATGAACGACGAATTCCATCAGAAGATTTCCAGAAAGGAAACACTTGATGATCCTGCTTCAGAAATCAAAAAAGGCGAGGCATACGTTTATTGGTTTAAAATGACAGCCAACCTCGAACAACTTGGATGGGATAAGAAAAGAAACAAATATGGCCACAAAGTAACGTTTAAACCAGTACTATATAAAAGTTCAAGAGATGATATTGTGGTTGATGCCAAAGAAGCAGAGGTCCCTCAAAAAGATTACGAATCAAGAGCTCAGCAAATAGTCGACAGTGGCGGACTTAAAAAAGCATACAATTATATATTTACAGGTCTTAACGATCAAATAAAAAGTCTCGATATAAAATACGACAGCGGTATAGCATTAATTCTTCCACCGTCGGGCGGAGCAATAGGTTCTGCGGCAGTAGTGTTAGCAGAAAAGGCAGGAACAATAAAAGCCGATGAAGATGTAACACTAGACGGTGTAGTAGAAAATCTTATAGAAGCCAAGAAAAACGAAAGCCTAGCAGATAGTTTTAAAAACTTCATGGATAGCCTTAGCAAACTAAAGGATGTTGCGGAGAGCGGATTATCAGGTTTTGTAGATCAGCTCACTGATGCTACAGGCCTAGACATTGACATAATAACAGGCGCATTACGAGATGGCAATGAAGCAAATCAACAGGCATTATCAGATGCATTAGATGTCAAACAATTACAGGACATAAAAAAACAAAACGAAATCAATAACCCATCAGTTGAATCCTTTACAGAATACACAGCAAATGTAAGCCAATACAACTATGCTGTAGATTTAACCAACTCAATGGAACAGAGTAACAGTTTAACTGCTGACCAATTAGAAAATCTTGGATACTTAACAGTAGACGAAGTCCAAGAAGCAGGAGAGTTATTGCCTAAAACTACGGTTACTGATGCTAGTGGTAAAGAGCCTGGCTCTGATGCGGCAACAATTAAAAAAGGTAGTGTTTCCAATACATTGTTTGGATTCATAGCAGGACAACATAAGCAGACTTGGCATTTATGCTAGAACTAGATATGACATTAAGAGGCGATCCGTGGTATTTAGGTAATGACGGCGATAAGTCTAGTAACGAAGCTCAAGCAAACTATTACGGCGATGATAATCACTTATACCTAACTTTACGCTCACCTAAAACATTCGATTTGGACTGGAGAGATGAAGACAGTGATATAAATACTGGTTATTGGAGAGGCGATGGCTTGTCAAGATCATTTGGTGGAGTATATAGATTGATTAGTGTGGTAAATTCTTTCTCTGGTGGTGAATATACCTGTGAAGTAAATGCTCAGAGAATAGTACCCCCAATTACTAGTAAACCCAAAGCAGTTACCGACATGGAAAACGCAAAAAACTTCTCTGGTCAAATCTTTGGTAAAATATATAGCGACGGCCTTGATGGTGCGCCTCCAAGAGGATACTACAATAAATACCAAATGGATTACTGGCAGGCAAACAGCAGTATACCTCCAACAACTCAAGACCCTGGACAAGAATAATGGCATATAATAGTAACAAACAAAATCAGAGAATGGACCAAGGCAAGTCCAAATACATTGCTAGTATTAGTAAACGTAACCTAAGTTTAATTTACAGGGCTGAAATTTGCAATGTTAAAGATTTAAGTAGATCAGGTCGATTTGAAGTGTTTATACCTGCACTAGATGGCAGTAGAGGTAATACTAACTCACATATACCTTGCACATATACATCACCATTTGCAGGTGGAACCAATGTAGAAGGATTAGGATTAGATATCAAAGACCCAGTTGGCACACAAAAAGCATATGGTATGTGGATGGTACCACCAGATGTAGGCAATGAAGTTCTTGTGGTATTTGCAGACGGTGTTGCCAGTCAGGCATGCATGATAAGTTGCATGTTCCCAGATAAATTAACACACATGGTACCTGGTATGCCATCAGGAAAAAGTTATTCTGATCCAAGTTTACTGATGCCTGTAGCAGAAAAGAATAGACGTGATGAAAAACCAACACACAACGATGCTGTTAGACCTGCACATTTAGACCTAGCAGAAGGAATAACAGTTCAAGGATTATTACAAGATCCGCTAAGAGGTGCAGGAACAAGTGGCTCAAGAAGAGAATCGCCAAGTGAGGTGTTTGGTATACTTACCCCTGGTCCAAGAGATCCAAAAAACTTTAATAATAGACTAGGTGGACATCAGTTTATCATGGACGATAAACTAACAAATTCATTAATAAGACTTCGTACTAAGGGTGGAGTTCAAGTATTGCTTGATGACACAACCGGCAGTATATACATGGTTAACAAACGTGGTAATGCGTGGTTTGAATTAAATGCAAATGGCGATATAAACTTATTTGGACAAGGTTCTATAAACGTAAGATCAGAGCAGAACTTAAATTTACGAGCTGATAAAAATATCAATATTGAAGCAGGACAAAACGTAAACATGAAAGCCGCAGGTGATAGAAAAGCAGACGGAGACTACGCAGGCATTAATATATTAGGAGCATTAGGACTACCGCCTAAAGGTATAGGTGGCAATATTAGATTTGAAGCGGCTGGCGAACTGTCAGGGTTTGGTACTAGAAATGTACAAATCACATCAGCAGGCGGAGACATAGACTTTAATGCCGCAGGTAAGATTGCAAATTCAGGAGCAAAGTTTGATGTATTCACAACAGGCATTTCTCAAACTTCTGGAGACGGCATTTCAATGATAACAACAGGGGCATTCCAGGCCATAGCGGCCACAGGAGCAACATTAACATCAGCGGCGCCAGTGTCGTTGGTTGGTTCTACAGTATTACTAAACAGTGGCATAGGAGCAATACCAATGCCGGCCATTCCGGCAATACCAGCACCACAAATAGGCACAAACAAATTCAAAGATGCGGCGGCCAAGCCAGCAGAGTTTAAAAGACCCGAGAATGGAGAATAAGCATGTCCGATGATCCAATTTACACAAAAGGAGAAGGCGAATTCCTTACCAAGGAAGAAATGAATCGAGCATTCGGCGTTGGCAAGTCTACTACCACTGCAGGTGCCGACGGCGAGGAAGTTCCTGAAGATGCTTCTGGTGGAGGAGTAGAGTCGTGTGCTCCAACCGGAGGCTTACGAACAGGACCAATAGACGAGATAGAGTCTATCTGCCAAACAACATTAACCTGTGAACCGTATGTAGGCCATGCA